AGGCCAGCCACTGAAACAGGTGCATGAGATCAGGCGCATCATCGTATCTCCGGCCGAGCGCGAGGAATGGAAGCGTGAACGAGACGAACGCGTCATGCATCACATCGGGGCCGAACGAGATCAGGACCTGATCANATGGAAGCCTGAGCAGCCATGAGTATTCGCCAATGCAACTCCACATCCCTGCCCTCCCCGGCACAGGTCGAGGCTCTGACAGGTTACGGACTGTCGTCGGCCAATATTGCGAAAATGCTGGATATTGATGAGGACGTCTTGCGCGCGGCCTTCGAACACGAGCTCGACTGTGGCGGCCTGAAGGCNAATGCCAAGGTTGCCGAGAGCCTTTACCGCAAGGCAACCGGCGAAGGTCGCGAATCCGTCACCGCCGCCATCTTCTGGCTGAAAGCCCGCGCCTGCTGGAAGGAGACGAGCATCCACGAGATGGANGGNAAACTCGATACGAACGTCACCTTCGTCACCACCTACGAAGAGCGTCCCTGCGAGCGTGTGGAAACGAAAGACCACGACGCACGCTCGACGTAGCAACAGCCAAGAGAGATGTAGCAATGGAACAGGAGCCTGAAGATCTGGGCCATGGGTTGCCAACTGCCAAAGTGGAAGCCTTGGCCGGCTTCGGGCTATCGCCAGAGGAAATCGCCCATGTCCTGGAGGTCGATCTCGATCTCCTGACATCCAGTTGCGCCCGCGAACTCGAAAATGGCCGCATCAAGGCCAATCTGCGCGTCGCGGAAAGCCTGTACAGGAAGGCGACGGGCGAAGGCCGCGAATCCGTGACTGCGGCAATATTCTGGCTCAAGACAAGGGCCCGCTGGAAGGAAACCAGTTCGACCTCCANCGATGTCCGCGTCAGCTTTGCCACCCACGAGGAAATACTCGAGCAACTGCGCTGATCGTACAAAGTACGAAACAACGCCAATTGAAGTGCTGCCTGTCGATCCAACTGTTTCCGGCAGGAGCTGGGATCGGTTGAGAGTGTTCCCGCGCTGAAAGATGGAACTCGCCTATTGCCGACGCTCGGCGATCGGGTCGTCCCACGCAAGCTGTTCAATCTTGGAGATGACTAAGTCGAACGTTTTTGATTCTTCCAGCAGCGCCATATCGATGTCGCCGTTTTTCAGCGCGTTCAGCATGTTGCCCTTGAGATCGGCGGAGGCCTCTTCACCCTCATTCTTGGCCACATGCCTCATCGCGTATTCGATACACAAGGATGACCTGTTCAATTTCCGGGCCGGCCATTTCCTCCATATTGTCAGCCATTTGAGGTTCTCCACTTCGTGGTAGTGGAGCAACGCGAGCGCCCGTGAAGGGTTCCCCACATTCAAGTTGTCAGCGAGCCCAAGAATTCANNGNCCCTGTTGCGCGCTGCCGACAGCAACTTGATCCGGATCCTGCGCAGCGACCATCGGCCGCCCGACGCCGGTCGGCATCCCTTCAGTCCACAGTGCCCCCGAAAACCCCACAAGATCAGTGACTTGACTTGCATCTCGCCCCATATCGAGCACAGTGCAAACGGTGGTTTGCAGTTTGAACACGAGAGCCAACTCCATGTCGCAGTGCGCAATCGCCTACTATCGGGTTTCCACGCAGCGGCAGGGCCGTTCGGGCCTTGGCATCGAGGCGCAGCGTGCCGCCATTGCTCGCTTCGCCGATGCCCAGGCCATCTCGATCCTCGACGAGTTCACCGAGATCGAAACCGGCAAAGGNGCNGATGCGCTGGACCGCAGGCCGCAACTTGCCGGCGCCCTTGCGCTTGCCCGTCACAAAGGCTGCCCNGTNATNGTCGCCAAGCTCGATCGGCTGTCCCGCGATGTCGCCTTCATTGCCGGCCTGATGGTCCAGCGCATTCCATTCATGGTCGCCGAATTAGGCGCCGATGCCGATCCGTTCATGCTGCACCTTTATGCGGCGCTCGCCGAGAAAGAGCGGCGACTGATCTCAGAACGCACCAAAGCCGCCCTCACCTCGCGCAAGACCACCGGAATGAAGCTCGGCAACCCGACCAACGCCGCCGAGGCTGCAGCAAAGGGTCGCCAGATCTCGATGCGCGAAGCTGACAGGTTTGCACAAGCCGTCCTGCCCGTCATTGCCTCCATCCAGCGTTCCGGCATCACCAGCCTGCGCGGGATCGCCACGGCCCTCAACAACCGCGGCATCCACACCCCACGCAATGGC